AGACAATTCATCTGCATTTTTTACTAGCAAATCAGGGTCGCCCAAAATAGATTTGAGTTCTTCTTTTTTAAAAAATTTACCATCTTCAAACATATCTTCCCAAAATTCTTTTTTTGTTATTTGCTTAGAATTAATTGGATATTTATTTACAATACTTTTGACTTCTTTATCAAAAGATTCTTCTAATATTTTCTTTGGTTTACCTGTTTTATGTTTTTTTAACAAATCAATAGCATCTTTCATTGTGTCTTCAGCATAATAGGTAGAAGTCCATCTAAAACCATTAAATTCTTTAGCAAATTTTGAATTATTAATTCTCAATAAATTCATTGCTTGAGCATCTATAGCATGACCATATTCATGCCTAAAAATATTAGCTCCACTAGAGTCTGCACCATTTTTAATTATTTCATCTAATCTATTTCTCTTATTGCCTTTACCCATATTTATGGTCAATCTACCCAATCTATCATTATCACTAATATCCATTAAATAAGCATCATCACCCACAGTGCTTACTCCATTTAATGATGGAGTCTTTTTTACTGCTCGTGCATATTTAGCTGGTGAGTTAGACCAAGAGTTTTTATGAAAATCTAATTCTAATGGGTCGTTCTTGTCGCCAAAATCAGTAACAGGTTTATCTTTAGGTGGTATGACCACAGGTTTGACTTTAGGTTTTCTAGGTTTTTTAGCTGTACCAGCTATCACATCATCATCTTGATCGTAATACAATGTGAAACATCTGCACTGGATAACATTACTAGCACCACCATTAGGGTCGCCAGTGTAATCCATAAACCTTTCTGATACGCCACCACCAGCAGTAGGCGTTAGCACCATAAACTTGTCATTGATACCAACTTTAGTTCCATTCATGCTCCTGTGCCAATTTCTAGTCCTCTCATCTACAGCACTAGCCCATTCTTTGATAGGTTTTTTCAGGTTCATTCTCTTAGCTATGTTGTTGTTAGCATAGTTCATTGCTTGGTGGGTTTCAGTTCTAGCAATAACTCTTGCTCTTTTCCTAGAAAAGGCAGATGACTTTTCTAATCTTTTTGCAGTATCTTCTGTGCCTAGACCATCATTTAAGGAGCTTACAATACTTGCCTCTACTAGTTTCTTGGTCGTTTGAGTGACTTGGGTTACATTCTCACCAATAGTTGCGCCATATAGCTCCAATGCCTCTTCATCTGTAGCCTTGATCTGCCTCATTCTCTCAGTCATCTCTTTAGAGTTGTCAAATACTTGCTTAACATTTCTAGTGAAGACCTTGTGTAGTTTAGTTGCTAGTTCTAGGTAAAATGAATCAGTTATAATCTCATTCTGAGCATATCTTTTACTGGCTATAATTCTTTGTTGTTTGAATAGCTTATCTAGGGTTCTAGTAAGATTGCCACTTAACTTAGCGTATAGCCTAAGTGATTCTCTGTAATACTTACGTTTATCTATCTTTACTTTAGCCATTGCAATGTTTCATTTAAGAGTTCAGTCTGAGTACCAAATTGCTCAGTAAACCATATAGGATTTAAATGATAGGACTCTTTTGATGTTCTGTGATGATGTGGACATAGTGGAATCACATTAAAATGACTTGATCGTTTTCCCATAGCTCCACTTGGAATGTGATGAATTTCTGCTGGTGTATTATGATATCCTAGTTTAGCACAAGCGATACAACCTAGCTCGGCTACTTTTTTTAGGTGTTCTCTTTCAGGTTTCTTCATCACTCATCTCTATATGCCAAAAGTCCTCTACGCAGGACTTGAGTATAACAGAAATTCCACCTACACCTGATTCTTTTGTAACTGCATTAGCTATCTTATACGACTTTTTATCTTCCTTTATTAACCAACCAATAGTCCTACAAACCTCATAGGTACAACTATCAACATCATCTTCCCATTCTGCTGATGCTGTATGATCTTCCCAATCTACCATTACTAAAGGATATTTTTCTAACATTACTCATCATACCTTATATTTCTTGCCTCTGAAATATGCAGTTCTAAATAAATTGTTAACCTGTACTAACTCAGGGTGTATGGTCTTTTCTACTGGGTCTACCATAATGACAGCAAATCCATTGTTCCAGTCATTGGCTACATTGTCCTCTAAGTAAGGGTGATAATCCTCTGATAGATGTCCTGTTTGAACTGCCATTGAAGTAGTTGTGTAAGTGTTAAAGGTTCTTTGATTTAATTGGTGCGTATGTCCTGTTACTATGTTTAATCCTGATCTCATAGAGTTTTGATAGGCAGTATGTATACCACCTCTCATTCTGTGTTTAATCATAACAGTATCATCTACTAAATGACTCATAGCCCATTCCCAATCAGGGAATATGTTTTGCATCTTGAAACCCTCAAAATCTTCAAATTGCCTACCCCACATAGATACAAACTTAGATAGTCTTGTTTCATGGTTGCCAAAAGTTGCTATCTGTTTGACAGGGTATTTTGAGCTGTTGATTATCTTTTGAATCTTGTTTAACTGTTTCTGAGAGTCTAATATCTCTTGTTGTACAGTTCTTTCTTTAGGAGTTATCTCTAAGGTGTATTTTGCAAAGGTAGATAAAATAGATAAGTCCATAATATCTCCATTAGCCACCACGCATTTTAGTTGTCTAGTCTTGATTAAATCTTTCAATACTTTAAGCATTATCTGATATGACGCTGTTTCATGACCCTCAAAGTGAGCATCTGAGAATACTAACATTGCATAGGGTACATCACTACTAACACTTACGTGATTAGTTAATGGTGGTAAGTTCTGCCTTTGTATTCTAGTAATTGCGTTATATTTGTTATTATGAGGTTTTAACTCAACACCAGTCAATTCTTCTGCTTGTTGTCTGTAGAATGACATGGTTGAACTGTCTGTATCTCTACCTAAATAGGTGAATACATCTTTTTGACACTTCATGTTTGGTAAGTTCCATGCTCTGACTATATCATGAGCAAATTGTATAGATATACTTGATCTGTCCTTACTAGGCATAATTTTATCTCCTAATCTTTAGAGGATAAAGGGTGTCCACTTGGTAATAAGTCTAAATCAAACTTACCACCTGAAAATTTACCTGTTCTAACAGCAGACAAGAAAGCATTAACCCTAGCAAAAGCCCATCTATCCTCTCCACCTTGTTGTCTAACAGATGGTCTGACAGATTGAGGGTTAGTTCTATAAGCACCTATGCCTCGTTTAAATACACGAGCCAACATACCTACAGTCACTCTCTTTCCTTTTTTATCTCCATGTTTTTTATTGTGTTCTTCTACTTTATCTTCTAATGCTTTTAAAGTAGAGCCTGTTACTCCAGCAACCTTTTCTTCTAGTTCAAGGTCTATATTCTTATTTCTTTCTCTTTCAATCTGATTCCTTTTCTTGGTAGACCAGCTAAATCCTGCATCTCCACCCCACAACGCCCATGCGATTCTACCTGCTGATGGATAACCTTTCTCTCCTTGATTAAAACCTTGTCCTTGTTTATCTACTTCATGTCTTGAAAAGAAACTATACATTCTTAAAATAGTATCTACTGACAAGGATTCCTTATTGACCAGTTGATTAGCTCGTGCAACACCTACTGATGTTCCACCTCTATTAAATTCTTTACGCCAATTTAAGCCTCTCTGAGCCTCTGATGCCATGCTATCAGTTGGTTTTGTATCAATATCACTTAATGCTTTCCCATCTGCTAGTAATGACTCATATTCTCTGTGAGTCTTGCAAGGCATATAAACTGTTTGACCATCTTGGTCGTGGGAATGTATACCCTCACAACCTATCTCTTCTGCTCTTTCTTCTGCCTCTTCTTCTGTGGTAAAAGTGTCAACATCTACTCTTGCTTTAGTTCCATAGGCTAGATCATAGAGTTTCTCGTTATCATCATCTTCCATTGGAGTATCATCATCTTTCTCACCGATTGGGAATAGATTAGATGGTATATATAACTCATCAGCGCCATCAATAGGTTCTAGTCCTAGTTTTGCTCTAGCCTCGTTTCTAGTGATAATACCTGCTGTTACTGCCTGACTTACATCTAAATACACTTGTTTGGTCTTTTCTGCCATAGCAGGAATACTGTCTA